TAACCGCTCCTGGATACACCAAATACCTGACACATCGCTTCAATGGGAAATTGTTGTCGCCATTGTTCGATTAACGCGTATTTTTCAGCGACTCCTGTGCAAAATACGCTGTTGCTTTTTTTAATATATCTCGCTCAAGGCGAGCTTCATTTAACGCCTTACGCAGTTGCAGAATTTCAGATTCCAGTTCAGCCAGCGTGCGGGAACCAGGAGTACCGAGCCCTTTTCTGGCGGCGGTAACCCATTGTCCTAAAGTGCCTTCAGGAAGAGATAATCGGGAAGCGCCTTCACTGATCGAAAGTTGATTTTCAAGAACCGTTCTGACAGCTTCGGCTTTGAACTCTTTAGAGTAACGTTGGGTTTTTCTGCTCATTATTAGCTCCTTCTGATGCCATTCTATTTCAGGAAGGAGTGTCCGTTAAACTCAGGCTATCTCAATCAGCTATGAAGTTCTAATTTTGATATAATGCAACTCACGAGGACAGAAGTTTCTCGCAATTAAAATTTATCAGTTTTACTTTCTGCTCTCTGGAAACGCCTGCTTCTTTTTTCCCTGAGAGCATTTTTTCGCATTCTGATTTCGTTAGTTTAGATTTTGAATATCTTGTCCAGCTGGTAGGAGAACCACCTTCCTTTTCAATAGTGGCTGTAATTTTATACATGAACACCTCCATTAATATTTTCAAAAACCGTGTTCAAAATGCACTTGGTTTTACACCGGAATATTCTCATCGTATCCTGCTTGTTGCGTTTCGTTTTGTGTTTGTGGATCCGGGAATGCATATTCAACGCCTTCCAGTTCAATCCATAGTGCATTACGACCAGCTTTGATTGTCGGCCAGTCCATACCTTTGATTCTTTCCCATGAGCGGGAGGTGAATGTTTTTTCCAGCAAATCAGCTTTTGCGCGTTTGGCGTCGTTACTGGTGCCCCCATGGTGCTTGTTGAGCAACTCGATAATTTCATCAAGTGCGATTTCTTTTGCACGCTTTTCTTTTAGCCATGTCGGTGTACCGTCGTTGGCAAATAATTCACTGTTATCCCGTGAGGTATCGATGCCGGGGTGTTCACCTCCCAGGTTAAGAGACTCGATATGAGGAAGAAAGTTTTTAAATGTTGGGTTTGAAAATACCTGTCCATCAATACGGGTGGAGCGATCTTTTAGTATTCTGGCGGTGCGCCACACCTGACCGGTTTCTATGTTCATTTGCTTCTCCATCTGGATCAGGATGGAGGGTTCATAACCGGTTTCTGTTTCTGCTTTCATTTTTATACCGGTTTTTGCCAACTGGCGTTTGCCATCATCACCTTCGAAAAGTCATACTCATATCCTGCACGCCCGCACATAATAATGTGCGCCTGACTGTTAACAAATCGATCGGTAAAGCGTCGCCACTCCTGTTTGAGCCACGCCCAGCCTGAAAATTCCAGTCCTCGTTTACGGTTTCGGCGTCTGGCATACTCGTCGCATAATCCGGTCCAGAAGTGACTGATGGAGTCGATGATCATTACGGAACCGCTGCTTTCCGCTTCATTAATGGCTTCAAGCAGATCAACAAACGAGCGGGTTTTTGCCGTAAATAATTCGATATTTTCCGCATCAAAGCGGGGTTTAACCCAGTCAGAGCCTGTTTCTGTGTCCAGAAACATTACCGGGCGGTTACCAGCTTCAATTCCCCGTTGCCGCATAAGCATTACCAGACCAATAGCCAGTTCGCTTGCTGTGTAGGTTTTGCCGTCGCCAGCAAACCCCATAATTCCTGCTTTTAGATAGGCCTGTGTGTTTATTGCTCGTCGAAAAAGCGCCATAGATTTTAGTCCTCCAAATCAATATCAACCTGGTGGTGGGCAATGGTTTCAGCCATGTACCGGATGTGTTCTGCCATGCGCTCCTGAAACTCAACATCATCATCAAATGCGTGGCTGATTGCCTGTTTATTGGCACCGTGGCGTTGCAAATGGTCGATGCAGAGCGATTCAAACAGGTGCTGAGGCAGACCTTTTTCTAGGTCGTCCGCCAGTTCCGTTTCTTTTTCTTCACGAACGATCTGCTGGTAGTGACGAGCCCATGCCATTTCTTCAATACGATCAAAAATCGGATAAGCGCTCTGAGGTAGCCTGAGTTTAACGGACACTCCTTCCTGAAATAGAATGGCATCAGAAGGAGCTAATAATGAGCAGAAAAACCCAACGTTACTCTAAAGAGTTCAAAGCCGAAGCTGTCAGAACGGTTCTTGAAAATCAACTTTCGATCAGTGAAGGCGCTTCCCGATTATCTCTTCCTGAAGGCACTTTAGGACAATGGGTTACCGCCGCCAGAAAAGGGCTCGGTACTCCTGGTTCCCGCACGCTGGCTGAACTGGAATCTGAAATTCTGCAACTGCGTAAGGCGTTAAATGAAGCTCGCCTTGAGCGAGATATATTAAAAAAAGCAACAGCGTATTTTGCACAGTAGTCGCTGAAAAATACGCGTTAATCGAACAATGGCGACAACAATTTCCCATTGAAGCGATGTGTCAGGTATTTGGTGTATCCAGGAGCGGTTATTACAACTGGGTACAGCATGAACCCTCAGACAGAAAACAAAGTGATGAGCGGCTAAAACTGGAGATTAAGGTGGCACATATCCGCACTCGCGAAACATATGGAACCCGGCGGCTCCAGACGGAGCTGGCAGAGAATGGCATCATCGTTGGTCGTGACCGACTGGCACGTCTTCGTAAGGAGCTGAGGCTACGCTGTAAGCAGAAACGCAAGTTCAGAGCGACTACGAACCCGAACCACAATCTGCCAGTTGCGCCAAATCTGCTGAACCAGACGTTCGCTCCTACAGCACCAAATCAGGTCTGGGTGGCGGACCTGACGTATGTTGCCACACAGGAGGGATGGTTGTACCTCGCTGTGAACCGCCCCGGGTTTCCTGGAGAGTGTTTTATCTGTGAACTCAGGCTGCCAGATCATCGTTTCCGATGGAAGCATAATAAGCTTTTTCTGCTTCTGCCGGAGGGATGTGGCCCAGCCTTTCCAGCAATCGTCGATTGTTATACCAGTCCACCCACGTTAGTGTGGCCAGTTCCACTTCTGCACGGTTTTTCCAGCTCTTACGGTGTATTACCTCCGCTTTGTAAAGACCATTGATGCTCTCCGCCATCGCGTTGTCATACGAGTCGCCTGTACTTCCTGTTGATGCCAGTAATCCGGCTTCCTTAAGCCGCTGTGTGTAGGCCAGCGATACATACTGAGAACCTTTATCACTGTGATGGACCGTGCCGGACGGTCGACGGGCCCATAACGCCTGCTCCAGTGCATCCAGCACGAATGTCGTTTCCATGGACGATGAGACCCGCCACCCCACGATGTATCCGGCAAACACATCAATGATGAACGCCACATAGACGAAGCCCCTCTATGTGCTGACGTAAGTAAAATCAGCCACCCACAGCTGGTCAGGTCGTTCTGCCACGAACTGACGGTTTACGCGGTCGCCTGCGGCAACGGCTTTCCGGCTGATGGTCGTACGGACCTTTTTACCCCGGAGAACACCGGCAAGTCCCATAACCGCCATGAGACGTGCCACAGTGCATCTGGCCACTCTGATACCTTCCCGTAACAACTGACGCCAGACTTTACGCACACCGTATACCTTGTGATTTTCATCGTATACGCGCTGTATCTCTTTCTTCAGCCAGTCATCGCGCTGCGCACGGGCACTGCGTTTATCCGGATGATGTCGCTGTTGCTGACAGTGGTAATACGTTGACGGGGCAATATGCAGTTCGCTGCATAGCGGTCCGACCCCGTACTGCTCACGCAGCTTATCCAGCAGTGGCATCATTTTTTCCAGAGGCGGTCGAACTCCGCCTTCGCAAAATAAGCGGAAGCCTGGCGAAGGATATCGTTACTGCGGCGCAGTTCACGATTTTCACGCTCCAGCTCTTTCAGACGCTGACGTTCAGCGGTGGTGAGCCCTCCATCACCGCCCCCGGTATCCCGCTCATGCTGGCGAACCCAGACACGCAGAGTCTCCGGCGTACAGCCAATCTTTGGAGCAATGGAACAAATTGTCGCCCATTGTGAGTCATATTCGCCCTGACTTTCCAGAACCATACGGACTGCCCGTTGACGGACTTCGGGGGAAAAACGAGTATTTTTAGTCATCCTGTTTACCTCTTTCTCAGGAAGTTTAGTCTCCAGGATTCCCGGGGCGGTTCAGTTTATACGTGTGAAATTGTCGGCTACGCCATGGGAGAGCGCATGACAAAAGAGCTGACAGGTAAAGCCCTGTTTATGGCGCTCAGGAGCCAGCGCCCACCTGCCGGGCTAATCCACCACTCTGATCGAGGTTCACAGTACTGCGCATACGATTACCGGGTCATACAGGAGCAGTTTGGTCTGAAAACATCAATGTCGCGTAAAGGTAACTGTTACGACAACGCTCCGATGGAAAGCTTCTGGGGAACGCTGAAAAATGAGAGCCTGAGCCACTATCGTTTTAATAACCGGGATGAAGCCATCTCAGTAATACGGGAATACATTGAGATTTTCTACAATCGTCAGCGTCGTCACTCTCGTCTGGGGAATATCTCCCCGGCAGCCTTCAGGGAAAAATATCATCAGATGGCTGCTTAAAAAAGAACAAATGGTAGTGTCCGCTATTGCCAGTACACCTCAGTCCTAAAGTGCCTTCAGGAAGGGATAATCGGGAAGCGCCTTCACTGATCGAAAGTTGATTTTCAAGAACCGTTCTGACAGCTTCGGCTTTGAACTCTTTAGAGTAACGTTGGGTTTTTCTGCTCATTATTAGCTCCTTCTGATGCCATTCTGTTTCAGGAAGGAGTGTCCGTTAAACTCAGGCTACCTCAAGGCAGCCAGTAATTTGTCTGCATCGACAGGATTTTTGGGCGGAATGTTTTTCCGGGCTTCATGGAGTTCTGCCCGTAGTTCCTGATATTTCTCATCAACAGAATTTACCTGTGACTGAGCATCCAGCGGCTGCGTGTTCTGATGATGTTCAGTTGCATCCGGTTCCATTGTTTCAGCCGTTGCCTGTTCATCTGCCATTGCGCCAGATGGCTGCGTTTTTTCTTCATCATCCTGTTTTCCTTCTTCTGTTACACGTTGCGGCATCGGGGCAGAGGAGCGACCGCAGGCAATATCCACGATTTCCGGATCAGGGTTGGCATGATCGGTTTCAGTCAGTACCTTGTTCAGATATTCAGTGACGTGAGCGGGGATGACCTCGATACCAATCGGTGCTTCTTTCACTGACGCAACCACGATGGCGCGGGAATAATCCATCCCGCCAGGCATGGTGATGAATTTGTCGCGGAAAACAGAAAAGGGCGGTTTATTTTCAGCGATAATTTCCTCGACACGTTTAGCGTGTGCCGGATGAAGGTTATAAATGTCCACGTCCATTGAACGAGCCAGTACGCCAGTGGCTACGTCGCGCGCCAGTGACGTCAGATCGTGAACGAAACCTTCGCCGCGATCGGTGAGGTTCCCGCCGCCAGCATTAGCGCCGGAAGCCGTGCGCGTGATGCGTGAAACACGATTTCCTTTCATCCACTCTTTTGTCAGCAGACCGCGATCGGTGTAGTCTGCGTCCATGTATGCTTCGAAAAAAGCAGTCATCAGCCCCAGGCTTGAATTGCCTGGATTAGGGAAAACTCTGTCAGTATCACGCACCAGTTTGTGGAGATCGCGAATTTCCAGCGGATCGAGCAGGCTGGTTTTGTGGGAAACAGCTAGGGCAGTAACAGCTGGTAGTTCTTCATCCCGAGCAATGTGTAATGCCTGGAGTTCGTCGCGTGAAACGTGCGTTACCGGTTTTTCGCTGCCGTGTTGCGCAAGCCAGCGAATGGGCAGTTCCTGACCGGAAACTGGCAGGAGCATGTTCTCCTCAATTTCTGTCATGTCTTCGCCGTTGACGTTGGTATTGTCAGTGCTGGCCGGTTTGTCCTGAACAGAGGGAGAAGATGCGATAAATACCATTGTGATGCCATCTTCCCCGCCTTTTTCGTAACGGTTGCAGAATTCCGTATCAAATACGCCTTCTGGCGGGAGGTCATCAACAACGGGCAAATTGACGCGAACAGGTTTTTTAAAGTCATCTTCATCGTAGCCTGCATCGTCAATCGCAACAGCACCACGGGAGATGGCAATGGATAATTTTTTCGCTTCAGCCCAGTAAAAACCGCCTTTAATACCGAGACGTTTTCTTACTTTGTCATTTTTTGCTTCGTAATACAGTGGGTAAACTTGTTTATCGGTGTTCATTGTTTTTTAACCTCAACTCAGATTAAAATTACTGCGAGTGATGAATAAATGTCCCAGGTTCTTCACTCAGGCCTGCACAGTGTGCAGGCTTTCTTTTTTTCAGATTTCACCTTTTAATTTCATTGCAATCAGAGTTGCCAGAAATTCGGCTTTTTTTCTGCGGGCAGATTCTTTCCTATGTGCACCAGACACATTTTTTTACACCATCGTTAAGTGTTTTAACGTTGCCTGATGGACCGTCGATATCAACCACAGTGAATGGGGTTTCTTTATTTTCTGTCTTAATCACGTAGCCAATACGCTTTCCTTCCAGATTAACCTCGTGAACAATGTCATCAGTAGTTACAACAGTGGCTTCATAACTGGTAATCATGTTTTTCTCCTTAATTAAGGTTGAGCGAATCCCTGCCATTGCTGGCATAAATTCAGTTTCGGATAGTCAGTTAATTAAAGTTCGTGTGCCATCTGGTCTTTTTCGGCACAGATTTCACTACAATATTTTTTCATTTCCGTCGTTGGTATAACTCCACGCATGAAATGAAGTGGTCTTGTAATGATTTTGCTTTCTTCAATTTCTTTATTGTAAAGGTGATAAGCACATTTTATTTTCTTAGTCATTACCATGACTCCGCCTTTACAGGTAAACCATCACGACCGAGGAAGACTTTAATCATGCAGTCAGAAATGCATGTTTTTGTAGTCAGGCTACGAATATAAAGTTTTCGCTTTTTAATATTGTTTGCCGAGGCGATAGGTAATGACTCCAACTTACTGATAGTGTTTTATGTTCAGATAATGCCCGATGACCTTGTCATGCAGCTCCACCGATTTTGAGAACGATAGTGACTTCCGTCCCAGCCTTGCCAGATGTTGTCTCAGATTCAGATTATGTCGCTCAATGCGCTGAGTGTAACGCTTGCTGATAACGTGCAGCTTTCCCTTCAGGCGTGATTCATACAGCGGCCAGCCATCCGTCATCCATACCACGACCTCAAAGGCCGACAGCAGGCTCAGAAGACGCTCCAGTGTGGCCAGAGTGCGTTCACCGAAGACGTGCGCCACAACCGTCCTCCGTATCCTGTCATACGCGTAAAACAGCCAGCGCTGACGTGATTTAGCACCGACGTAGCCCCAATGTTCGTCCATTTCAGCGCAGACAATCACATCACTGCCCGGTTGTATGCGCGAGGTTACCGACTGCGGCCTGAGTTTTTTAAGTGACGTAAAACCGTGTTGAGGCCAACGCCCATAATGCGTGCGCTGGCGCGACATCCGACGCCATTCATGGCCATATCAATGATTTTCTGGTGCGTACCGGGCTGAGAGGCGGTGTAAGTGAACTGTAGTTGCCATGTTTTACGGCAATGAGAGCAGAGATAGCGCTGATGTCCGGCAGTGCTTTTGCCGTTACGCACCACGCCTTCAGTAGCGGAGCAGGAAGGACATCTGATGGAAATGGAAGCCACGCAAGCACCTTAAAATCACCATCATACACTAAATCAGTAAGTTGGCAGCATTACCCGATTTTCAACTCGTTTGAACTTCCAGAAGGCGCAGGAATAGAATCAAAAACACTTAAGTAGCGCGCAGGGATAAGAGGGATGGCCCCCGAACAGGGGAGTGCTATTTACCTGGAAGGATTCTGTTGATGAAAATCGAAGAATTACGTGAAATTTTTAGTGAAGATGGCCTCTATACTGTGCGCGTTGAGAATGGCGCTATTGTCAGCCACTGCCGTATTAAATGTTTACAGTCTCAACAAAGGAAGAGTGGAGCTGCGTTAATTCATTTGGTGGATGGGCTTGTGACGGATGGTTTTCTTTTGTGTGGAGATGAATTTGTCACGTCATTACGGGCGCTGAAAGAGACTGGACTTAAGGCTGGCTTTTCTGCTTTTGAATGTGAGTGAGTTCATCTACAATTCAGTGCAGGGTTGACCCCCTGCTGAGTAACACCGTGCCACCGGAGAAAGCCGATGGCACATATACAACTGGTCAAACAAACCTCTTCCGGATTACTTCTCCCGGCGACGTCGGAGAGTTGCGAATTTCTGCATCAAATCAAAACAGGCGAGTGGATACACGCTGATTTTAAGCGCGTTCGTAACTACGCATTCCACAAGCGTTTTTTCAAACTCCTGCAACTGGGATTCGATTACCGGACTCCGGTCGGTGGGGCGATCACGCCTCGAGAACGAGAACTGGTATCAGGCTTCGTTGAGTACCTGTGCGAATCAGTAGGTCGGGAACATACGCCAGCTCTGAGCGAAGCCGCAGAGCAATATCTGAATACCGTTGCGACACGCAGAACCCGGGATACGGCATTGCTAAAGTCGTTTGAGGCTTTCCGCGAGTGGGTAACCATTCAGGCCGGATTTTACACCGAGCATATTTATCCGGACGGTAGCCGTGGGCGCAGGGCAAAATCTATCGCATTTGCGAACATGGACGAAACCGAGTTTCAGCAGGTTTATAAATCTGTACTGAATGTGCTGTGGAACTGGATCCTGTTCCGTAAATTTTCCTCTCCGGAGGAAGTCGAAAATGTGGCCGCACAGTTACTGGAGTTTGCGTAATGGTGGATTTACGTAAAGCGGCGCGGGGGCAGATGTGCACCGTCAGAATTCCTGGCTACTGCAATCACAATCCCGAAACTTCTGTGCTGGCGCATTACAGGCTGGCGGGGACGTGCGGAACAGCGACAAAACCACACGATATGCAGGCAGCGATTGCCTGCAGCTCATGCCACGATTTAATCGACGGGCGGGTAAAAACCAGCGATTACACCAAAGAAGAATTACGCCTGATGCATGCAGAAGGTGTTTTTCGCACACAAGAAATCTGGAGAAAGGAGGGATATTTGTGATTTACCCAACAAATACAGGCAAAAGCGGGGAACACCTTCGTCTCACCACGCTGGAAAGTGTCTGGATTCAGGGAAAACTGCGCATGTGGGGGCGCTGGTCGTATATTGGCGGCGGCAGGTCAGGGAATATGTTTAACCAGTTGCTGGCATCCCAAAAAATGACAAAAACAGCCGTCAATGAAGCCCTGCGCAGATTGAAAAAAGCGGGAATTGATAAACCAGAGTTGGAAGCATTTTTGCGTGAGATGATCGAAGGAAAGCAAAAAAGCTGGTTAACTCACTGCACTGACGCAGAGGCACTAAAAATTGATAGTGTTATAGGTGAAGTTCTGGCGGATCATCCAGGACTACTAAATGTCCTGAGTCAGCGTTATGTGGGGCGAGGGATGAGTAAGAGAAGGATGGCCGAGTTATTAAACGAACAGTACCCAGAGTGGGCGTTGATTACATGCCGACGTCGTGTTGATCAGTGGTTGCGTGTTGCTGAGTTCATTTTGTATTCACCGATGAGAGAAGCGTTCGATTATGCTTAAAAAATCATTGCAAAATGAGCCACAAACTGCTTCAATTCAGGTACAGCTTCGCAAAGCTGTATCGCGAGGCGAACCAAGCGCATGAACTTTACCAGAACCCGCCATTGAGCGGGTTTTTTTATGCCTGAAAAATGGCACAGGACGTTAAACGTGCTGGTGGTCAGATGAGTTTGCAGATGTGATGACATATGGTTATTATTCTGCCTCCGGCCCTTTAGCTCAGTTGGTCAGAGCGAGCGACTCATAATCGCCAGGTCGCTGGTTCAAGTCCAGCAAGGGCCACCAACCACCGCTAGCTCATCCGGATAGAGCATCAACCTTCTAAGTTGACGGTGCGAGGTTCGAGTTCTCGGTGGTGGGCTAGCGCCGACTTAGCTCAGCAGGCAGAGCAACTGACTTGTAATCATCAGGTCACCAGTTCGATTCCGGTAGTCGGCACCATATGCGGGCATCGTATAATGGCTATTACCTCAGCCTTACAGGCTGATGATGCGGGTTCGATTCCCGCTGCCGCTCAAGTTAAAGTCTTTCAGTCTGCGATGATGGGAAAGCACGGAGTGACTGAAAGACGTTTGCGTTTTGAATGCTCGTCTTTTTTGCAAAATTGCTGTGCAGAAATACCAACCTTCGGGCAGGCGATCATTCATAAGCACTCTGCTTTTATTCCGATTAACTGTGGGTGGTTTGTTGGATAGAGTGCTTTCCTTACTGTAGATTCCGTTGCGCCCGCTTTTGCGGGCTTTTTTTCAAATCCTTTTCGTCTCTCAGTGTAAAGCTACGCCATCCGTTATTTGCGGAGGTGAGGTTATGAAATCTATGGACAAAATGTCAACGGGCATTGCCTACGGCACCTCCGCCGGCAGTGCCGGCTACTGGCTTTTACAGTGGCTTGATCAGGTCAGTCCGTCACAGTGGGCTGCGATTGGTGTGCTGGGAAGTCTGCTTCTGGGGCTTCTGACTTATCTGACGAATCTGTATTTCAAAATAAGAGAAGACAAGCGTAAGGCTGCGAGAGGTGAATAATGTCGCCATCATTACGCAAGGCTGTTGCAGTTGCTATTGGTGGCGGGGCTGTTGCTATAGCATCTGTGTTAATCACTGAGGTGTACAGGCAATAGCGGACACTACCATTTGTTCTTTTTTTAAGCAGCCATCTGATGATATTTTTCCCTGAAGGCTGCCGGGGAGATATTCCCCAGACGAGAGTGACGACGCTGACGATTGTAGAAAATCTCAATGTATTCCCGTATTACTGAGATGGCTTCATCCCGGTTATTAAAACGATAGTGGCTCAGGCTCTCATTTTTCAGCGTTCCCCAGAAGCTTTCCATCGGAGCATTGTCGTAACAGTTACCTTTACGCGACATTGATGTTTTCAGACCAAACTGCTCCTGTATGACCCGGTAATCGTATGCGCAGTACTGTGAACCTCGATCAGAGTGGTGGATTAGCCCGGCAGGTGGGCGCTGGCTCCTGAGCGCCATAAACAGGGCTTTACCTGTCAGCTCTTTTGTCATGCGCTCTCCCATGGCGTAGCCGACAATTTCGCACGTATAAACATCTTTGATGCCAGCGAGGTACAACCATCCCTCCTGTGTGGCAACATACGTCAGGTCCGCCATCCAGACCTGATTTGGTGCTGTAGGAGCGAACGTCTGGTTCAGCAGATTTGGCGCAACTGGCAGATTGTGGTTCGGGTTCGTAGTCGCTCTGAACTTGCGTTTCTGCTTACAGCGTAGCCTCAGCTCCTTACGAAGACGTGCCAGTCGGTCACGACCAACGATGATGCCATTCTCTGCCAGCTCCGTCTGGAGCCGCCGGGTTCCATATGTTTCGCGAGTGCGGATATGTGCCACCTTAATCTCCAGTTTTAGCCGCTCATCACTTTGTTTTCTGTCTGAGGGTTCATGCTGTACCCAGTTGTAATAACCGCTCCTCGGATACACCAAATACCTGACACATCGCTTCAATGGGAAATTGTTGTCGCCATTGTTCGATTAACGCGTATTTTTCAGCGACTCCTGTGCAAAAATACGCTGTTGCTTTTTTTAATATATCTCGCTCAAGGCGAGCTTCATTTAACGCCTTACGCAGTTGCAGAATTTCAGATTCCAGTTCAGCCAGCGTGCGGGAACCAGGAGTACCGAGCCCTTTTCTGGCGGCGGTAACCCATTGTCCTAAAGTGCCTTCAGGAAGGGATAATCGGGAAGCGCCTTCACTGATCGAAAGTTGATTTTCAAGAACCGTTCTGACAGCTTCGGCTTTGAACTCTTTAGAGTAACGTTGGGTAAGCGCCCCATCAGCGACGTCTTGTGAAAATTGTCCTGTCTGGCAACAATCGCGCCCATCTATATTGATGGACACGAACGATGAATTCCCAGACAACAAAAGATATTCCCTGCTTCCGTTCTTATTTGCCTGATGCCCTGCGTTTAAGATTTGAAGATAAACTGACCATCCGGGCCATCGCTCAGCGTCTGGGTCTCAGTCATTCCACAATACATACGCTTTTTCAGCGATTTCTTGCATCCGGTATCGCATGGCCATTGCCCGATTCAGTTTCATTCGCTCAACTTGACGCCATCCTTTATGCCAACAGAAAGAAGGAATTAACAGAGCCTCAAATCAGAGAAGGCTCATGGCGAAAAGAACGGCGAACCAGCTATAGCCGTGAATTTAAGGTCCGTCTGGCTAAGCAGGCGTTACAGCCTGGGGCTGTTGTTGCCCGGATCGCCAGAGAACACGATATCAGGGATTTCAGTGCCCAGTACTCCGACCGGAACGTATATAGCATCCCCACAATTTTTCATTACGGGATGTTCAGAGCATTCATTACCGGGGTCATATTGCGCCCTGTCCGGGGTGCCGGATGCTCATGTCTCTGGCGCAATGCCCGGGCTTTTTATTCGCACATCGTGAGGAATGCACCGTGGAAATTAAAAAAATCATTAATCCCCGTTATACCGAAAGTGGCGCAGTAGACTGTGACGTTTTTTTTGACGACAGGGATCAGGCAGTTCCCTACACAGCCACCGCTGATGATGTCGCACCGACGGGTCAGCAAATCTGGCAGGAACTGCAAAGCGGCAAATGGGGTGAGATAGCCCCATTCACTGTGACACCAGAAATGCTGGAAGCGGCCAGAGAGGCCAGACGTCAGGAAATTGAAGCATGGCGCGCAGAACAGGAGGCGAAACCGCTCACGTTTGGATGGAACGGTCGTATCTGGAATGCTGGTCCCGATTCACTGGGCCGCCTGTCCCCGGTGTCATGCTGGCAAAATCTGTCACAGCACAAACACATATGGCGT